AATCTAATATAAATCTAAGCTTTTTCTGTTATATTAACTAAATCAACACTTGATTTTACGGAACTTAGGTAATCTACGTCAAGCGAATTATTATATATAAGGATTTTTTGAATATCTTATAATATGCCAAAAACTCTCATAGATTATTCTAAAACAATTATTTATAAAATTTGTTGTAAAGACCCAACTATAACTGATATATATATAGGGCATACAACAAATTTAACAAAAAGAAGAAATACACATAAAGCAAATACTTTGAATCCAAATAATAAAGACTATAATATGTTTGTTTATGAATTCATTAGAAATAATGGAGGATGGAATAATTGGGAATTAATTAAATTTGAAGATTATAATTGTAATAATAAAGAAGAGGCTTTAAAAAGAGAAAGATATTGGTTGGAAGAATTAAAAGCAACTCTTAATAAAAGAATCCCTTTTAAAACTTATGAAGAAAATTTAGAATATAAAAAAATAGCATGTAAAAAATGGCAAGAAAATAATAAAGAAAGAGCAAAAGAATTAAGCCAAAAGTATAATGAAAAATATAAAGAAGAAATAAGTGAAAGAAAAAAACAAAAAATACTTTGCGAATGCGGTATGACAATAAGTTATAATTCTTTTAATAGACATCAAAGTAGGAAAATACATTCAAAACGAATGAGTATCTAAACTACATCTGCTTTAATTTCAATACCTATTTCTTTTTCTGTATTTGTGCTATATTCTATTGCTAAACTATTAGGAAGTTTATGACTAGCACCAAACCTTTTAATAATTTTTTTTCTAATATGTTGGGGAAATTGATAATTAATCTCCTCCCATAATTTGTCATAATCATTTATAATACTTTCAATAATTCCATTATCAATCATTTCTTCTGTTGTCCCTTTTTTAATAATAAGACTTTCAATTATATGATGTAATTTATTAAATTTAATTTGATTATTTTTAAAGTTATTAACCCTATCATTAATTTTATATGAATTAATTAAAGCAAGAATTAAAGCATTAGACCCGTTAATTATAATATTAATTTTTTTCATAATATCCTCAGAAATAACACTTGAATTAAGAATAGTTAAAACAGATGAACCAAGAATCGTAGGAAGAAGACTAATATTATAAATGGATGAGTAGAAGTTATAAGAAAGGTCGCAAAGAACGCTAGAAATAAAAGTTTTATCAGAGTAATCTTTTAAAATATCCATCGTTCTTATTTCTTCTTAATATAATTATTATTAGCGACTTCAACGGAACTTCCCATTGCCTTCATATCATTTTTAAGTTCTTCAGCTTGGTCTCCGTATTTGTGAGTTAGGTATAATTTTCGAAGCATCGATGCCCCAATCTTTTTACGGAAGATTCTATTTAAAAGTAAGGTTATGGCATTTGAGTTTTTATAAGGTTGATTTGTCTTTAAGTCATTTAAAATAAAATCCCCGTCTTTTAATTTCATGGTTTTAATGTAAGAATTGAGGATTTGAAAAAGTTCCTCATTAATCTCAACTTCTTGTTTGTTGTATTTCTTCGCTGTTTTGTAATTATTGAAGATGAACTTTCGTTTTTTCATATCAAGATAATTAAATTCATTGCTCAAACCATCGTTATATTTGGAACTTAACTTTAGCAATTGATAATCCTTATTTCTTCTCGGGGCTTGAAGATAGTAAAGAGACAATAAAAGATAATTTTGAAATGTTTGTTTATTATCCTTATAATTCGATTTGAGGTTGTTGTAAATCTCATCAAGTTCTTCTTTTGAAAGCCAATTCTCGCTTTCGGTATCAGTTTTGGCTGTTTGGTCTTTTAAGGCGGTATTATAATTATCGAGGATTTTTGAGTAGTTATTGTAAAGGTTCTCAATCTTCTTATTTTTATTTGAAGTTAAATAGCATTTGAGAATCGAAGCAATTGCGATTATATAATTCCTTTGCGTATTTGGTTTGAAGTCATTTATCATCCCTTTTATCTTTTCAACATCACTCAAAAAATTGAGATTTTTAACTGGCTTATTTCCGTTTAATTTAAGTAGTTTAGCTTTATAAGATTGAAGCGAAGAAGGACTTAAATCTTTACATTTAAAAAGTTCGTCAATATCCATTTATAATAATTAAATAAAATAATTATATAATAAAAAACTTTTTTTTAATTTCATTAAAGACCAATAATTATCGCAAATACGATTATTCATAACTGCTTCATATCCAAACTTTCTTTCGAGGTCTTGGAGAGGATGAATAAGTCTTCTTTTAATTCTCGTGATAATTACATCTAAATAAAATAAAATATAAGTAATGGTATTTTTTAATTCAAGAAACATCTATAATTAGATTACAAAAAAAATGATTTAAAAAATTAACAAAGATAAAAAGATAAAAAAAGATAAATGGATAAATATTCGAAAGGTAAGATATATCTAATTAGAAATAAAAATGATAATAATCTTATTTATGTAGGTTCAACGATTGAAGAATATTTATCTAAAAGATTTTGTAAGCATAAAACGCAAAAAAATTGCTCTTTATATTGCTTTATTAATAATCCTGAAAATAATTCATCATGGAATGATTGGTATATTGAATTATATGAAGAATTTCCTTGTGAAAATAAACTTCAATTAGTAAGACGTGAAAATGAAATAATAAGGGAAAAAGCAACCATTAATAAAATTGGTTTTAGAACCGAAGAAATGAAAAAACAAAAACAAAAAGAATACAGAGAAACACATAAAGAAGAAATTAAACAAAGGGATAAAAGATATATTGAAAATAATCGAGAGAAAATTTTAAAAAAAAAAGCAGAATATAATGAAAAAAATAAAGAATATAAACGTAATTATATGAAAGAAAGATATGAACAAAATAAAGAAGAATTTTTAGAAAAACAAAGGCAATATAATATAAAAAATAAAGAAGAAATAAATAAGAAAAAAAGAGAATATGGAAAACAAAAATTTACTTGTGAATGTGGTTCTTGTATTAGAATTGATAATAAAAACGACCATTTTAAAACTAAAAAACATCAAAATTATCTTTCTTTAAATAATACCCCAAGTTATTAATTTTTTCTTTAGTTTTTTATAAGCCAATTCTATTGTTGGCTCTTCCCAAAGCAACCAGCGACTATAAAACCCGCTTGTATTTATTCCTGATTTAGTCCAATCTTCTCTTTTTTGGTGTCTTTGAATATAACGATCTCTTTTTAAAGGGTCTTTATGTTGGGTCATGTCACTTGCCCCTGCCTGACCAAAATAAACCCGCTTACCTTGGCTAGTTATAATAAAAAACTTCTTATCAGGCTTATCTGACTTATAGGGAAAGTAAGTTTTAAGCATTTCTAATTATAAAAAAATAAAATTATAATTATTAGATATGAATGTCCCTTATTTCTGTAACGATAATTTCATTGACGCTACTAACAATTTTATTGGTGGTAGCGGTGGAGGTGGTAGCGGTGATATTAGCGGAGGAACCTCAGGAGACAGTTTAAATAATTATATTTATTTATCATCTTCCAATTTAATCATTAATAATTCAAATCAAAATGGGGAAATTAGATTTAAAACTTTATATAATTATCCTAGTTATTCTTCTAATATTGGTGTTAAAATAGATTCACTTGGAAAACTTCAAGTTTATCACAATTATAACATCACTCAACCATTTGTATTCCCTGGTTATTTAAATGTGGAAGACGAAATAGCAGGTGCTAAAAATAATAATATTGTAAATGCTGCGGAAATTCTCGTTGTTCAAGGTCAAATAGCGGCAATTGATTCTACTTTAATTTCACAACAAACACAAATAACTGGAATTGACCAAGAAGTTAGAGTTCATCAAGCAATGTTGATGGAAGATATTAATAGTTATAATTTTTTTAAAGATATTACTACATTTGGTTTAGATTTTAATGTAGCAACAGCACAGGCACAAGCAATAGCAAATATAGCAAGAAGAGGTGAAATAATGAATAATTTAGCAATTGGAGGTGCTTTTGCTTGGGGAACATCTATAATTGCTGGTATTTATAACATGATGGAAATGGAACAAATGAGCAATAGTTATCAAAATTTACAAGGAAGTGGTATTACTACAAATAATAGGAGACTTGGAACGAGTAATTTTCAATATTATGAAAAAGTTGAATCAAGTAATTTTATTACAAATCTTTCAAATGGTCTTATTACAACAGGTTTTATTAATTCTAATATAATTACTAGTCAAACAATTCCATCTTTGAAATCAAATAAAATTATGCTTGGGAATATTACCACACCAAATGAGAGTTATCAAATGGAAATGACTGGTGATTTAAATCTCAATCAATTATATTTAAATTCAACTTCTCTTACTAGTCTTTTAAATCAAAAACAAAATAATATTACAGCAGTATCACCTTTATATTTAACCACTGGAAATATTGGCATTAATTATGATAGTTCCCTTACTAAAATTGGTAATAATCTTAGTGTTGTTAAAACTGCTACAGCTCCTTTAAATTGGACTGGTAATGATATCGCATTAAGTTTTGATAATACCTTAATTAATAATGCTGGGTCATTAGGTCTTAGTATTGCTGCTGAAAGTAAATGGGCATTTTCTGGTGATAATATTTATAACAAAGCTCTAACTAATGTTGGAATTGGAACAAATTCAGGTCTTACTTCTAAATTAAATGTTATTGGAGATATTTATTGTTCCAGTAATATTAATATAGGAACTTCTAATTTACCATCATTTAATGGTTCTTTTTTTAATGTTGCTGTTAATTCAATAGTAGATGATGAAAGGTATTTACAATATTTAGTTGATGGTAGTCTTACTTTAAATGAACCCACCACCGCTGATATTTTAATGGTTGGTGCTGGTGGTTATGGTGGAACAGGTGCGGGTTCTGGTGGCGGAGGTGCTGGTGAAGTCATTTATTACCCTAATTTTCCATTACCAAGAGCAACAATGACTATTCAAGTAGGTTATGTTGACCCAAATTCATCTTTAAGGAGAAGTAGAATTTTTATTCCAAGTGGAAACACCCTCATGACTGCTTTAGGTGGTGGTGATGGTGGAACATCTATTTTTTATACTACTTCTGGCGGAACTGTTAGTGCTTTAACACCAATTGCTGGAACAAATGATGCTTATATATCAATAACTGCTGGAACTACTTTAACTTTAAGTGCTAATTGTAGTGCTGATATTCTTGTTGTTGGTGGAGGTGGTGGTGGTTCTACTGGTGGAGGTGGTGCTGGTCAAGTTGTTTATCAAACTAATCAAACTTTAAATTCTGGTAGTTATACAATTACAATTGGTGCTGGTGGAGCTGGTGTTGCTCCTAATTCACTACAAACAACTAGAGGTAATGATGGTAATGACTCAGTTATTCAATTAGCTGGAAATGATATTATTAGAGCTAGAAAAGGTGGAGGAGGTGCTGGTAATACTCTTTTAGCAACAGCTCCAAGTCCTCCTTATGGTTCAACAGGTGGTAATGGTATTAATAGCGGTGGAGGTCAAAATACTTTTACAGCTGGAACTGTTTTAGGTTTTGTTGGAGGTGTTTCTGGTGTTGGAACATCTTATAATAGTGCGGGAGGTGGTGGTGGTGCTGGCGTTGTTGTTATTGTTGCTGTTGTTGTCGTTGT